ATCACGGAAGAATCAGAACAGTACGTGAATGCTCTGATATACGGACCTAACGGGTCGGGCAAAACCACAGTAAGTGGTACGTTCCCAGGACCGGTATTGGTATTAGACTTCAATGAGAAAGGCACAAGGTCATTGGTTGGAACAGGTGCTAACAAACGACTAGTCAGTACATTTGATTTATTCCAAATGTCATACTGGTACTTGAAGAACGGGAAACACCCATACAAAACTGTGGTACTGGACACCATCACCAATTTACAGGAAGTTACAATGAGGAGTATCCTGGGTGAAGATGCCACAAGAATGCCATATAAAAATGACTACGGAGATAACGTAAGTATACTAAAGAGATGGCTGATGGATTTCAGAAACCTACCAATGAATGTAGTATTTGTGTGTCAGGAGAAAAGAGATAGCGATGAAGATACGGATTTGGATTCAGACAAACAGACGGTGTATCCACAGACATACCCATCAATGAGAGGGATTCTCGGCGGGGCTGTTGATATAATTGGTAACACGTACATCGAGGAAGTCGATGACGAAAACGGCAACATGAAAGTAAGATACTGTATGAGAGTCGGAGCAAACGCAAAGTACATGGCTAAATGCCGTACACCCATCGGGAAGAAATGCCCGAGGGCTATTGTGAACCCAACGTTCAAAACTTTAAATAAAATAATGTCAGGACAATGGGGTATTAAAACCAAAATTAAGAAGGAGGAATAGCAATGAACGAAGGTTTTATAATTGTTGAGGCTGGGTCTGACAGACAAAGTATCATTCTTGCTTTAGTTAATTCCGGATATGAAGTAAGACAAACCGTAACACGAAGAGTACATCCGGAACTATATCCTGGAACATATCTGGGACAACACGATTATACTATAACATATAAGAAAGAGGAAAAAGGAGGAACATTACATGCCAAAATTTAAAGCTGATTTTACAGGGGTATCCGAAGGTGGCGGATTCGATATAGCTGACGGTGATTACATCTGTAAAGTTAAAGGAATAACGGTGGAGACAGGACCAAAAGCTAAGTACCTGAAATGGGCATTGGTGATAGGAACAGGACCACTCAAAGGGAAGTCCATTAACCACATTACCACATTGAAACCTTCCGCTTTATTCGGATTGAGAAACACCATTATTTCCCTGGGAATATCTGTTCCTAAGAAAGCATTCGACATTGACACCGCTAAGTACATTGGGAAGATACTAGGTATCACAGTATATCAGAAAGAATCCACAAAGAATGGTCAAACGAAATCATTCCCAGCTATCGCTGAAACATGGGCTGTGAAGAAAACTGCGAAAGGTTATGTCAAAGCAGGCGACGAACCGGAAGAGAAAGAAGAAGAGGAAGAAGTAGAAGTTGAGATTGACGATACCACAGATGAAGGCGATGACATTGAAGAAAGTGATGACATCGAAGATATTGAAGTATGAGCGTTAAGCCAGAAACCACCTTGGGAAAGCACGTGATGGACAGGCTTAAAGCCGAAGGTGGTATGTGGTTTAAAACCCACGGGGGAGCTTTCCAAATAGTCGGACTCCCCGATATTGTGGGATGCTACAAAGGAAGATTCATAAGCATGGAATTAAAACAACCAGGTAAAGAACCTACCCTAATACAATGGAAAAGAATTCTTGCTATAAAAAAAGTGGGAGGACGGAGTTGGTATTGTACCAACGTAGCTGAGGCAATTGCAATACGAGACGGAATAAACTTCACAGTGGGAGATTGACACAAAGGCATATATTGTTATACAATATATAAGTAAACTAATTAAGAAGAGGAGATTAAAAACATGGCTAAGAAAACAAAGGTAATTGAAGTAGAGGAAGATATTGACGATGTAGATTTGAACGACCTTAACGATTTGGATTTGGGGGATATCGAAGACGACGGTGATGAAGTAGAGGAAGTAGAGGAAGAGGAAGAAGAGGAAGAAGAGGTTGTCGTTGTTAAGAAAAAGAAAAAGGTAGTTGCTTCGCCGGCTGTTAAGGTTGTGGCTAAAGCTGTTGCGGTTAAAGCTAAACCCGCAGAAGAAGGGAAGAAAACCATGCTGAAATCGACTGCTAAATTAGCCGATGGGCAAGTTGGAGCGGGACACATTGCTGAACTATGTGGTGTTGCACCATTCAAAATCAGGGCTTTCTTACGTGCAAACTACGAAGCATTGAATGGGGGGAAGAACTGTAGATATTCGTTCGATGAGGATGATGATATTATACAGGAAATCGTTGATGCATATAAAGCAAAAGCAAAGATAATAGCCGCCAACGCTAAGAAGAACGCAGCTAGACTGAAAGCTGAAATCGAAGAAGAGGAAGCTGAAAAAAAAGCGATAGCCGCAGCTCCACCTAAGAAAAAGATACTTCCAATGAGAAAGAAATAATTTGGGGTAAAAAAAGAAACCCCATACCAAATCAAATGGTATGGGGTTTCTTTTTTATTTGGGGATATACGTATATACCCCACATGAATAGAATTGGTACAATCAATGTTTTAGGTGGTATATTTTCATGATTAGTATGGGCAAATATTCAAAGATTTCTAAATCCCCCAAGTTACCATCAGCTTTTGCAGCTGCGACTGCAGTATTAATTCCTTTAAACCATTTCTCTGGTTCACTAGCAGCCATCTTTATAATGTCATGAGGATTTAGTTCCGTAACCTTTCTCTCTAAGTCATACACTCTAACTGTGGACTCCACAATTAAGTCAGTATACAAGTCCATGAACCCGGCTGATTTTAATACTCGAACGTCACTAGCACAGTCTAGGAACAATCCTTCCAGTAATATGGTACGACTATTACCAAGTCTGTGAACGGCGTAGTAATCATTACCTACACGATTCTTTCGATAGAACACACGTCTCAAAGGTATGCCCAATCCAGCACTAATTTTACCGCCGAGCATGTCAGCTAAGATGTCAATATTCTTCGGAGCTTTATGTGACTTGATTATCTCCACTCCTTGACCACCCCCAGCATTGAAGTGGCAGGAGTACGTAAGGTCGGCATTAGTTGATTTAATTAGTCTACATCTACCATTAAGTTCAAACTTAACATCTTTGGTTCGGGTCATCTTCACATTGACATTCTGATACTTCTGGAATTTCTTTTCCAACATGAGTGCACACTCTAAGTTTAAATGCTTCTCAGCTATGCCACCATAATAAGCGCCAGTCTCGTTGCCTCCGTGTCCTGCATCAATTAGTATATCCATGTTATCACCCCATTATTATATTTGCTACCGTTACTATGGTTGTGCAGATAACGCCAACCATTCCACTTATGATTCCCCACTCCTTTAGTGTAATACCTGTATCTTGTGGTTTTGCTATGTGAGCATCTAACTTATCCTCAATTCTTACCATTATGTCATACATCATTTCTTGCTTATCCACAGGCATATCCTCCTATTCGATTATTCCCATCTCCTTAAGTTCTTTAAGGGATGGTACTTCCTGGCCTTCGTCTTTCATTTTGCGAAGTAAATCTGTAAGCATTTGTTTCTGTTCATAGGAGAGTGACCTCGCCACATTCTCTTCTTGATACACCCCAGGACCACCCAAGAATGTGCTTAAACGTGACATCTGTCGTTCGTTATCAGGGTTAGATATTGCATCTAAATTCCTAAGTAGTGGTATCTGATCAAGTGCATGTCCTGTGGTTCTTCTGTCGATGCCCGGAACATCTTGTCCAGTGATTGCTTTGATTAATCCAGCAAAGGGTGCGTCTCTTTTCTCCCCTTCATAACCTTCGATCTCCCTTCCCGTGAACCATTGGTTATTAGTCGCCGCTTCAATCGGAGCTTTGATAATAGGATTCACACTAGACAGCAACTTCAATATAGAATCTAAGTTGGTCGGTGCTTTACCTAAGTCAGCTGCGGGTAATGCTAAGTTAGCATAAGGTCCATCCTTGCCCATTTGAAAGGCACCAGTGTCATTAATGAAATCTGGTCTCTCGTCTGGGTCGGGAGCTTCTCCCTGTGATGCAGCCATGGCACTTTCTAGTCTACCAAATGCACGTGGATTCTTAGCGGCTTGTTCTAACTGTAATGGGATGTTTTTCCTCATCCATGTGTAGAATGGAACTACACGTTTCATTACCTTACGTTCAAACGATGTCAAATCAAAGTAGTCAAAGTAGAATTTTTTAACCTGAGCTGCTGACTCGGTAAAGGATTTACCTTTATCAAGTTCATGTAATAACCCGGTAAATCTTGTTAATGTATCTGACTTCCGTGTACCCCACCGCATGGCTTGGGAGTATTTATTTACCCCCGTCTTAAACCTATTACTACCTTTCAGTGACATTTGCTCAGCCATATTCATTGGTACTTCAGCGGTAAGTTGATTGATATCCAATAGTCCCTGTTTATTGGCTTGGTCTAGCAAGTTCTGTACTTTCACAGACTGTCCAGCCAATTTAACTTCTTGCTCAGGGTTAAGTAATAGCTTAGCTGCGCGTGCGTACTCCGCAGGATTAACCACACCCATAAGGTAACCGTTCCACACGTTGCCAATAAAATCTCTGGGTATGTGACCAGGATTCCACAGATATGCGACTTTCTTATATGCGGTTGTAGCTGCATCAAACGCACGAAGTAGTGGGTCTTTTGCTTTACCGCCCCAAGCTACCTCGGTTGCTTCATTAAACACACGTGCCATTTCCTCAGGCAATAAGAATCCCTGCCTGTCGGACGCTGCTACGTTAGTTACTTCCTCGAGTAACGTTCTACCGTTGCCCTCCATTCTGGTAGTAAACATTTTATATCCTTTAGGAGGAGCACCTAATCTAATTGATGATAAGTCTAGTGCGTACTGTTCAGTGAATTCTTTAAGAAACTTAGATAGATGTTTACCTTTAATTGCACGAGTACCACGGACAGCCATAGCCTGTGGAGCACTCTCCGATAACCACGGTTTCTTTAATAATTTATTTATTTCCCTAGGAGTTGTTCCTTTGATTGTTCTTGAACGTAAGTTAGGATCAGTCTGTTGTATGGCATGAAGAAAAGCATCGGGTGTTTCATCCGCTTCTCTAGCACCCATACCGAAGGCTGCTTGTAACGCTTCCTGTTCTTCTGGTTTTAGAGAGCGTAGTGGTATATGGGGTACATAATTATCCAATTGTTCCATAGGTATACCCGCACCGTTATATTCTCTTACTATCGTTTCTCTCCACCGTATAAAATTCTCCAACGCTGCTTCACCTTGTTCGGATAACTCCGGGGCAAAGTTGTCAGCTGCGCCATTCATTCCTTGCACTGGATATGAGCCCCCGTATCCCCCAGCTGCTATCTCCATGACTTCATCATACTCTTTCTGAGGTACGCCTTTGAAAATACTTGCAATCTGTGCCTTTAAATCTGCTATCTCCAGCTGTTGTGGGATTACATAGTTCTCATGTACATCACCCTTTAAAGCTCTAGTGGCATCCTGCCCTGACATGGTGTGGGTGGAATTAGCTACACTCTCAGCTATCTCTCGGTCGGCATTACCGAACACATTCTGATTGTCAGTAATGTTTCTTACGGTTATTTGGTCAGGTACGGTACTCGGTACAAAACTTGTACTGAATTTCTTACCCAGTGATTGACCGACTTTCGTACCCATAAACTTACTAAACCCTGACATTATCGGTCCTGTGAATAACTCACTACCTGGAATGTTCATAGGTTTAATCAAATCTTTGCCCGTGCCCAATGTTAATGGGTTACGTAATCCCGCAGTTAATGGCACAGCCTCGGAGAATTTCAATTTAGATGATGCATTCAAACCAGTCTCAGCTAAACCCGTTTTAAGATGCTCAGTTACTTTTAATAAGTCATCGCCTGCAAGTCCCGCATCATCGGCGAACTTTGCAACCTGACCCATTAAGCCCCCCACACTCTTAGACCCAAGATTAGTTACTGCTTTCTCACCTAACAACTCAGCGATCTTCACGCCTTGAGTACCGAAACTTTTCTCTAATGCTACCAATCCCTTTTGTGCTCCCTTTCGTGCTATGGAGCCTGTTCCCACAGATAACCAGTTGATGGGGTCAAGGGGATTAACTACATCTGTGGCTAACCCCAGTACTCCAGCTGATGATGGATTCCACAGCTGGGGTTTATCCACCCAGTCAGGGGTATCAAACCCGAGTGCTTCACCAACTCTACCTACCATAGACTGGTCACCATGTTCTTTACCTATAATATCCGTAACTACATCTTTACCCAATGGTTTCTCTTCTAAATTGAATCCTCTACCGAAGGCCTGTAATGGGTCAAACTCGTCAGGAGTAGCCCCGCCTTCGGCATTAGTAAATTCACGAAATACATTGGATGCGCCATGACCCGTTCTGGATAAGTTTTTAAGAAAATCCATGAACGGGTTAGTCGAACCCTGAGTAGTCGGATCTTCCACGCCTGCGGCTCCTAACCGTGTACGGGCATTAGCAATCTGACTCTGTACATTAGCATCTTGGTCAGTCTCCTCTTCATCATCATTGAGTAATAATTTTTGTAAAGCTGATGAGAAAGCCATAATATCATCTCCTTAATACCCATATTTATTTTTACTAGGTGGATTATAATTAGGAGTAAATCCGAAGGCTCCCCCACCCGGCTGCTCCGAATATGGATGGGATAGGTCTGGAGTTTGAATAGCTGAAGGATTTCCCGTAAGGTTTGACATAAGATCTCCTAAAGGATCACTATATGTAGTCTCTACCTCAAATAAATATTTCAATGCTTTCTTCGCATTGGGAACATTAACCCCCATTTTTTTGAGTTTTTCTAGGTTATCTTCGCCTACTAAGTTTGTTTTAGCATTATTGTAATTACCCGCATCGTATAACTCGGCTACAACTAAAGCTGTGGCATCATCTACGGCTATCCCCCCGTCACTTAACATACCTTTAATTATCTTGCCTCTAGTTACTAAGAACTTCTGATCACTTGTGTTTTTAAGAGTAGCGTTAGCTTCAGCCTCTTTAACTTTAGTAACAGCTGATTGATTCCATTTATCCCCGGGGTTTATACCGTACTTCTTTAAAGCTGCACTATTCGGGGCAGTCCCTCTAGCTTTCCACACTGCAAGAGCATCTGAAATTGATTCTTTACTAGCAGCTGCATCCGCAGCTGCAGCGGCAGCTCTTTCTCTACTTGCAGCCGCGTTAGATGCAAGTTTCTCACTAGATGCAATGTTTTCTCGATTGTTGGCTGTGATATTTGCCCGATTAGCCGCACCCTCTTTGGCGGCTGCTTCGAGTCCACGTATCTGCGCGGCTATTGCAGCCTTTCTATTTGCCGCTGCCTCTTTAGCTTTATATGACGATGTTCCAATGGCTACCCCCAATGCATCAGCAGTTGCTTGGTCGGGTACTGCACCCAATCCTTCTAGCTTCTTAAGAGCATTGTCAATGTTCGTGGATTCTTCAAGTAAATCTTGACGTTGACCGGAGAGAGTCTGATCTCCTTCTTCAGCTCCAAGATAATCAGCCACATCTTCTGAACCAACCTTACCTGTGATATTATCCTGTATCTGCGCTTTCTGCTGTAGCTGTCTGATTATAGCCTCGGCACGTTTATCCGTTTGACCCACGATTGTGGCGAAATTTTCAAATGCCTTCTGTTTCTTTTGCTGTTCCGTAGTAAATAGTCTATCAGTACCCTGAGCAACCTGACTCATAAAATCTCGCTCAAGGTCTTTACCCTTCGAGGATATCTCCCCCAGTGCTGCGTCTGCACTAGAGTAAGCCTGCTGACGTTGAGCAGATAGGTCACCTTCAAGTAAACTATACTGTGGAGCAAACTCACCAGCAAGCCCACGAGATTGAGCATCGGAGTAGCCTGACGTATATGTTCCACGTGCTATCTGACTTGCGATTAATCTCTTATTGGCAGCCTGTTCCTGGGTGTTTAATCCAGCTCTAGCTCTATCTCCACTGGCATCAATTGAACCTATGTTAGCTTCAATCTTTCCCGTTAGTGCCTGAATCAATCGATTTAATTTATCAGACTGTTGATTATACAAAGGCCGTCTTTCATTTTCTACTTGACCTTGAAATTCTGCATATTGCTCAGGTGTACGAGGTTTGTTAGCATCAGCTGCATACCGTGAACTAAGAACCGAAGGGTCTACGTAAGCTGAACCATTACCGTCATACTCATAATCTTTCTGCTCGATTGTTCCCAGATTATCCCCTAGATTTATTGTTCTGTCATCATTCATCTTAGCTCCCGGTACGAGACTGCTAAGATCTAAGTTACCCGGTGTAATCGGATTGAAGTATGCCTTACTGTCAATTAAATCATAGTCACCCGGAGCTAACTTTCTACCTGTGGGTAATGTAATTGTTTTTGTTGACCCATCCCATTTAGCATCGGGGTATACATCCCTAACCCATTTCTTTCCTTTTGGTATTGCTGTAGCCATAGCCACCATCCTCTCTTAAACCCAGTCTGTTCCGTCAAAAACCCGTAGGGGTTTATCTTCCCATACTGTTCCACTATAAACCTGAGCTAACTTACCCGTGAAGCTTGTATCGTATTCTCTTATCCTACTTAAGTCACCCGACCACAGAAACAAGTTACCGCTAGCCGATGTACCTCCGTACATTTTATTCCCGTATACTTCTAATGCTCTTATAGTCGTTTCACTGTTTAATTTAGCCGCAGCCTGTGTCCAAGCATCCGTACCATTCCATGCTAACAGATTGCCGTTTGGTGAGGAGCCGCCATACAATACCCCTCCAGCAGATCTCAATGATTGTATAGTGGTTTCACTACTATATTTCGGGGCTGCTTGAGTCCAAGCATCAGTACCGTTCCACACCAGTAGGTTACCATTAGGTACACTCCCCCCATATATTTTTCCACCATGTACTTCTATTTTATTTATTATAGTCTCACTACCATATTTTGGAGCAGCTTGAGTCCATGCATTAGTACCATTCCATTCTAATAACATACCCGTAAAATTAGTACAGCCATATATCTTACCGTTAAATTCCTTTATGTCCATGATACCCTTTTCACTGCCAAACTGGGGTGCAACTTGTGTCCAAGCATTAGTACCATTCCATTTGAATAGTCTACCACCAGGATTAGTTCCTGCGTATATGTCTCCTCCGAAGGATAACAAACACTGTACAGAAGTTTGATTATTTAATTCAGGAGCTACACTAGCCCATGCGTTAGTTCCGTTCCATTCAAACAACCTACCATTTGGATAAGTTGAACCGTATAGTTTACTATCATGCTCTATTAAGTCAAGTATATATTGTTGACTATCAAGTTGTGGTGCTACCTGTACCCATGCATTACTGTCATTCCATTCAAATAGCCTACCGCCCGTTAAAGTACCTCCGTATAATTTACCATTAAACTCACGTAATGATTGTATATATGATTGACTGTTTAACTTCGGGGCTACTGAAGACCAACTAGCCATACTCTTACCCCCTTATCATGTGGTATCAATCCACACATCACCTTTCACAGGATTGCTTGGAGCAGTATCTCCCACAGTTAAGTAATCCATTTTGTTTGACCGAGGACCATCAGAGTATGCACTCGGATACTTACCAGTATAGTCAGGTTCAATGATAACCCCGTCTACGTATGCATCCAGTACCGCATCCACATTAGTAAACTTTACCTTCATGTTTGTGGTAGCTGCGTGAGTAAGGCTTACTGTATAAGCCGCAGGTTCCCAGTTGGAGTTCCACACATATGTTTTCGAGGCTGCAACCCCCCCATCCTCATCGGTTAAATTAAATGCTGTTGAAGTATCATCGTCGTAAACTTCAATCTTAACCGCACCGCCCTTTTTATGGAACGATATTCGGGTATTTTCTGATACATCGTCGTAATACTGGGGGTTCACCAACCCCTGTCCAGTCTGTTGTGATATATCATCTTTTTCTAACTTCATACTATATGAATTAAAGAAGTTAGAATCCGGTGAAGATACACCTCCTGTCCAATAATGGGGAATATCCGTGTCTCTATCAAACAACTCAAAGCCACTATTATAACACATATTCTTAAACCATTTAATAAATTTGGTATCAATACCAAACTCATCCATGATGGGGTCTCCGTTAGTCTCATCAAGAAACTCATAATCCTTCACCGGGGGTAATCCCACTTCTTCAATTTCTTCGTATATATCATCTAGATTAAGTTCGGTTATATTAATTACTGTAGAAGCTTCTGCTACATTTATAGCGTCTAGATTACCATAGTTCATTATATGCATTAATAGATTAAAATTCTCATTCAATATATCAACTGTTTTTCTTGGGTCATCCCCATAACTAAAATTCTTTAATGGAATTTGTGGCACGGTTACACCTCCTTATTTTACATCTCTGGGATTAATTACCAAATCAATTTTCTGTAAATCAATTATCCTATCAGTGGTAGTTGCACGTATTACACCCACGCTACCCTTTACACGACCTACTCTAACACGCTCCACAATTACATCATAATCACCATATGGATTAACTGCATCGGCAAATGAAGCAACAATAGGTCCACGCTCGGTATTACTATCAATACGTACATAGAAATTAATATCAAAATCAGCCGTTGGCTGAGCCTGAATGTATAAAGATTTAGCCTTAAACTTTATGCCTTCCATCTCAAAAGGTCCTACTACGAATTCTGTAGTAATCGGTACCTCCGATGCTAGCCCATCCGCATCTGCATCACTGTTATCAATTTTCATAATATAGTAATGAGTTACGTTGGATATCTCACTGATAGCCACATGTAAATATTTTCTTGCATTATACTCACCATGGGTTACCGCAGTTGACCATACGAACGGGTATTCATATATATACCACTCTGATTCCGTTAAGTCGTATACGTAAACTGTGGTATAATTAGTGGGTGAATTCGGGAATACTAACCAGAACTGGTTATCAACTGCATATGCTTGGACATTGGTTAAAGACTTATCTCTAATCAACTCATCAATAGGCTGACTAATTCGAGTTGGACTAGTACCTGTATACGCGTATATTACATTGTTACCATCCTCTACACCCAACCACACGACAATATCATTTACAATAACACAGGTATCTGCACTATGTACAGAAGTAACTCCACCGTATTGTACCGAAAAGTCATCCGGGGTATCTCCCCACATTCTATAAAAGCTACGTGCGGTTAATATTAATAGATGAGTTTGATACGGTATAGCTGACAATATGGGTAATCCAGCCTCACCGCTAATGTTAAAGTAATAGTCCACAGGCCACATATCTTTAATAGGGTTACCATAATCATCTTCTCCACAGAAATATATATAAGCACTGTTCGTACCATCAGGAGCCCAACCGAATAATCGGTTCTTCCAGTTTACAATATACTGCATCTGAGGTACTCGGTGAGTAACTACATCAGCATCACCGGACGATAATGCCGTTAATGTACCTGCACTGATATCGTAATCCCATGCCCCAATACTAGCGGTAGCTGGGTATATAGTAACACTCGGTGCAGTTGTATAACCCGACCCTCCCGCAGTTACGGTAATGGAAGTAACCTTACCATCAGTAATCGTTGTTGTAGCCGTAGCCAAAGTACCATCCCCGGATATATCCACCAGAGGAGCAGTATCATACCGTGTACCCCCGTTAGTTACTGCAATACTTGTAACCGCATCACCCGCTAGTGTAGCCACACCTTCAGCTCCATCACCGCGTCCACAGACTAGTATCAATGAGTTAACATATCGGGTACTATGAAGTACGTAGTTAGCATTAGGAACAATATTACTACCTAACTCTACCCAACTACCAGTGTTATGGTAAAGCTTTCTACCTTTTTGTACCAGTATTTGAGTGTCCACACCAATACGACTCACGGAATGTAAACTCTCCATAGCTGCATTAAATCCCGCGGTATCAAAAGCTGAATTTCCGTCCCGTGTAAACAATGCACCATTACGAGTATAGAAGTTTTTACCGTTAGATGACATACCGAGTTTCCTAGTATGCCTCCTATCAATACCTCCCATACCCTTGGTTGGTATTAATTTTATACTCATATTACATCACCATTCCCATCGTACTCATCAAAGTTTGATTCTTGAGTATATGGACTATGTTTACGAGAACGCTTATACATAACATCTGTGGTATCTTCGGTATCATTAGACTCACGATGTTCTAGTTTATTCAGTAATCTTTCTTTCTGTCTTTCATACCTAAGAATATAATTGGTAGCCAATCGATTCTCCTGAGCGTTACCCTCACCATCCTTAGAGTAATATTCGGATAATATATAGTAATATAGCACAGGTCTTAGTTGTCTTCTTAGTGGTAACTCCACAGTTAAATCATCATATAAGTCTTGTACTCTGTTATATTCCATACTAATTGTATCTAAATCCTCAGGAAATATAATGTAATCCTGATTGGTTATTCTGATTTTCTTTTTCTTTGAATAGCTATCATATGCTCCAGTCTCTGAATTAAATACAGAGTAGTCTTCTAACTGACCAAAATCCAGTGGTAATTCATACGCCACATTTGCGAGAACGTCGGTATAGGTTTCTTTTTGTGTTACAAAAGCGATGTCAGGAAATTCGCTGATAGCATTGTTTATCCAACCAGCTACAGTTGAATCGGTTAAGTCGTCATCATCCCCCACAAATTCTTGTAATCTATCTTTCAGTTGTGTTCCAGTTATAATCTGCCCAAATTGAGACATGAGTCATTCCTCCTTTTTCTAAAAAAATAAAGGAGGCCGAAGCCCCCGTTATCTATGTTGGTATTGTAACCAATACCGGATACTGTGAAACGCCTGCACTATGATAAAATACATTATCATAAGCAAGGTTATCATTGTAATCCAACGAAGCAGCCACTGTACCATCAGCCTCAGTACCACCACGATTTCCACCGATACTTACAGTATCGCTATTCTCATCGATAGTTAAAGTAACCGCATTGATTACGTTATTAATTATCAGTCCCATAGCGTCAGCACAAGTGTAACCAGAATTAACTGCTATACCTATTGCTCCGGATTCAATCTCATTGTCTTTGATTACCATCAATCTACCCGAGCCCGTACCAATATCAATTGTAGCTGTGGAGAATTTTCCAATAAACTTACAGCCAATAATTGAGAATTGCTCACAGCCTGCAGTAACGATAGCTTTTGTTGCGGCTGTAGCTGTTCTACCATCAAAGAAACAATTGATAAACGCTAAACCACTAACGGTAGTTGGTGCTGTGAATATTGCTCCACCCGCAGCCAAACTCATGAACCCCATATTGATGAAACGGCATCCCATGTACGAACCAACGATTAAATGGTTACCGACCAATTTAGGACCAGGATTGTGGTCATATGAACCCACACCTACGATGTCAGTTTTCTGTGCTAACGTAGTAAGTGTTTCAGCCGAAGCCTCGGCATTGTCACCTTTGTACAGAATTCTGTTTCTAGCAGCCCAACCAAGACTATCTAATGCAATATTAGCATGACTTGCAGCCATTGCCACGGTTAAAGTTTTGAATGCTTTCTCCCAGCTTGAACCATCGTTGGTATCCAAACCAGCGTTAGCTTCCACATAATAAGTTCTTCTATACATCTCAGGAAATAGTCCGCCATTAACGTATAATCTCTCACAGGATATAGCATCAAAATTCGATATATCAGAACCGTATACTTGACCCATTATTTATTCCTCCCTTCAATGGGGATAAACCCCTCTAATTATACTAAGCTCCTAAGTTACCAATCCAACCTCTCCAATCGGAGTACCCTACGGAGAATCTTAAATATCCACGGTACTTAGCTACCATGTTATCAAAGTTCTCAGCCGATTTGAATTCAGGTTTAACTCTCCAAAAGAACCTAAGTTCATTAAGCATAGGATCCATGAACCAGTACGCAGTGGTACTAGTAAGATAATCCATAACCACAGGAGCCAATCTACCTTTAACTACGTTAGTAGCGTTGTTGGCAGTATTACTCTGTCCCATTGACTGGAGTATTGTCAATGCAGTGAATTCAAGGTCAGGAGGAAGAATTAGTTTCTTTGCAGTAGCCTGCATTTTTAATCCTTCTTCAGTTAACATGTCTGTTCTCATAGATGTAATACCTTCTTTGATAGTAGTATCAGACAAAGCAGCAGTAGTCATTAAGTTACTTACTGTTGAAGAACTATTAATCAAAGGATGGTCAGAACCGATAAGATATGAATCATCATACCCGGCAACAGTGAATGAATTGTTAAGAATATTAGCAGATACAGTTTCAACAACTGCTCTACCGCCACGACCTAATTTCTTAGGAAGTTTCTCCATGACACCATACTGCTCATCATCAGCAAGTTCTCTTTCGATAGTAATCATCTTAGCATACGCAACGTGAGTGTACGTAACTTCGTCTCCTACATCGATTTCTTCTTCACTGATAGTTCCGCCTGGTTCTTTGGTTTCCCACAGTCCAGTACCACTTACATGGTAATCGTACTCTTTCGATTTCTTAGATGTATCCATATTGAATACATCGGAATATTGCTCAGCCATTTCGTCATATGCATCAAAGAATACTTTTCTATACTTTGGAAGCATTAGCGATTGAAAATTTCCAGAACCCATCATAATGTTTTTCTCCCCTTTCTACTATGCGTTCCATAAAGCCGAAGCTTTACAAACACAATCAATATAGCCAGTTTTATTGGCTGCCAATAGTGTGGTTGGAATAAGGAATCCACCAGACTCATCGTCAATATTAACGAGCTGAGTAGTTGTTCCTGACACATCGTAAGCAGAAGTCCATACATCAGCTTCCACAAGATTACTTGCAGTACCAGTGTATGCCATTCTGATTACAGACCATTCATCCAACAGTAATACCTTACAGGTAGAAGCTGTCGTATGAGTAGTAGTAGTTATAGCAT